AGCCAAACGGCAAAGACTTATATCCACGAGTTAGTATTAGAACACAAATACGGCATCAAGAAGGAGTTTTCAAGCCGTTACACGGACAAAGGCAACGCAGTTGAAGATGAGTCTATCTCGTTGGTTAATGATGTCTTAGATGTAAAATTTATCTACAAAAACGAAGAGTCTTTTGAGAACGATTGGATAACAGGCACCCCTGACGTAAACACGGAGGATGTATTGTTAGACGTCAAAAGCTCTTGGGATGCTACTACCTTTCCGTTTTTTGATACTGAAATCCCTACAAAAGATTATTACTACCAACTTCAGGGTTATATGTGGCTCACAGGAAAGACTCAATCAATGCTTTGTTATTGCCTTGTAGATACACCTATCGAAATGGTAGAGGATGAGATACGCAGAGCGCATTGGAAACTGCACAAGATTGACGAGGATTTAGATTTGCGTGAGGAAGTTGAGAGCAAGCATCAGTTTTCACACATACCAAAGAACCGCAGAGTTAAAGTATTTTATGTACAAAAAGACGAACAAGTAATTGAGCAGATAAAAGCTCGCATAGAAGACTGCCGATTGTATTACAATGCCTTAATTGAAATGCTATGAACCAAGAAGTAAAAGACCGAGTAGTTTTATCCGTAATGGCGAAGTACGCTGAACGCTCTGCAACAGGACTACGAAAATACGGAGTAACATTAGACCGAGAAGACCTGACTATCTTTGATTGGATAAACCACGCTCAGGAAGAAGCTATGGACTTCACGTTGTATTTAGAGCGCATCCGTAAAGAGATAAGCCTTGAAAAAGTTAAGAGCTTCAGCGAAGGATACCGGGAAGCAATGAAGCAAAACCAAAAGGCAGCTTTAATTGAGTTGAGCAATATGGACAAGTATAAGGGGTAAAAATTGCCACATAAGTTAAAACGAAATGTAAACAACAAGAACAATGAAAATAGAAATCACCCACTACGGACACAAAGCAAGCTATGAGTTTGAGCACGAGGATGTAACTCTTGAGGACTTGGTTTATCACTTGGATAAGTTGCTCAAGCTAACAGGATACCATTTTGACGGAACATTAGAAATCGTAAACGAGGAGCAATGAAAATAAACGAAAAAGAATACAAGCGCAAGGCGCAGCATATTGTTGAAACCGTAGTAAAGCCACAAGTTAAGAAATACGAAAACAAGAAGCGAAACGAAGAACGAGAATACTACGCAGCAATAGGTACAATGATACTAGTAACAGTAATCAGCATTACTTTAATAATTGCATTAATCAGTAACATATAAACCCAACATAATGGAAAACAAAACAAACACAGGAGCAATCTTCAAGAACGACAAAAAGACGAATGAGAAACAACCTGACTACAAAGGTAAAGTAAACGTAAACGGAAAAGAAATGGAGGTAGCTTTGTGGGTTAAGCAAGGTAAGAACGGAAGTTACTTCTCAGCAGCATTCAGCGAGCCGTATGTAGCGCCTGTTGAACGTGCACCAATCGGAGATAGTATTGATTCGGACTTACCATTTTAGTATGTACATTGACGATTTAACACTTCGAAAGCAGCTTTGTAGAATCCTGCTTGTGAAAACACGAAACCAAATAGTCCAAGACATAAAAGCCAAAGGACTAAAGATGCATCAGTTTCAGTTAAACAACTTTTTACAAGGCAAAGACGTAACCTTATCAACCTTACACAAGATAGATAACTACGTTAGCAGAGAGATTTACTTAAACAATTTAGAGCCACTTTAACAGGTGGCTTTTTTAATTTTATTGCATGATTAAAATATAGTCTTATATTTGTTTAGAATTTAACCAATGGATGCACTCAAGATATTAGCAGACCATCACAAAGAATGGGTAAAGATAGTCCGTTCATTTGGAGAGCAAGAACTCGCTGAGGACGTTGTACAGGATGTTTACCTGAGAATAGTCAAGTATAACTACGAGGAGAAGATACTAAAAGACGGACGACCAAACATTGCTTTAATGTGGATGATGTTACGCAACAGGGCATTCGAAATAAACAAAACAGGCAGCGTTCAGTTTCTATCATTAGACGAAGTTAGAGGTGTGGCAGACGAAGATTGCGAGCTAGATAAACACGAAGCACTTGAAAGACTACACATCAGGATACATGAAGAGATGGATAATTGGCATTGGTACGATTCAATGCTGTTTAAAGTTTACAAGGAAGGCAACGCATCAATGAGAGACATTGCTAAAGACTCAGGCATCTCACTTACGTCTATTTTTAACACGCTAAAGAACTGCAAGGAACGATTGAAAGAAGAAGTAGGCGAGGACTACCAAGATTTTACTAACCAAGATTTTGATTTAATATAACTAAAATGGCAAAAACACGAACACCAAGAAAAGCTCAAGGCTTAGGAGATACCATAGAGCAAATAACTGAAGCTACCGGGATAAAGAAACTTGTTGAATTTATAGCAGGGGAAGATTGCGGATGCGAAGAGCGCAAGCATAAACTCAACGAATGGTTCCCATACCGCAAACCTGAGTGCTTAACTGAAGACGAATACAATTGGCTTACGGAAACACGAATCCTTGAAAAGGACACATTTAAACCAAGCGAAGTAACAAGAGTAAGAGAAATCTATTCACGAGTAATGAAAGTACGTTTAGAACCAAGCTCATGCGCTTCATGCTTTAGAGAGATAGTATTCAACTTAAGAAAGATTTACCAAGCATACGAAGCTAACTAAACACGGACACCATTATGCCAATACCAACCCCACTACCCAAAGAGCAAACAAACGAGTTTATCCAAAGGTGCATGATGGATGACACAATGTCAAGAGAGTACAAAGACATTGACCAACGTTACGCAATATGCAGAGAACAACTAACAAAACACGAACTAACCAATGGCAAAAGTAGGAAGACCAAGAAAGATAGACAGTCCTGAAACTCTCCTAAACCTATTCAGAGAATACAAGACTTGGGTAAAAGACAACCCAAGATACAAGTATACACTCAACCAAAGAAGCGGAGAGATGGTAGCAGAGCCTCTTGAATGTCCTCTCACGATGGAGGGGTTTGAGGTCTTCTGCTTTGAGAAACATGACCTGACTGTATCGAATTACATTCAAAATCAGCACAAGGCTTACGATGAATTTTATGCTATCTCATCACATATAAAGCAGCAGATACGTCAAGACCAAATCAACGGAGGCTTAGTAGGGCAGTACAATGCGAACCTCACAGCACGTTTAAACGGACTAACTGAGAAGACTGAGACCACCGTAACAATGGAGATGCCGCTATTCCCTGAAGAAACCAAAGTAATTGACGCTGATGTTCAAACGAACTACCTCGATAAATAAAATCCTATCTCTAAAAAGACGGATAAAAATAATTCAGGGGGGAACTTCCGCAGGAAAGACGTTTGGCATCCTCCCAATACTGATAGACAAGTGCGCTAAAGAAAAAGGCTTAGAAGTCTCCGTAGTGGCTGAGACTATACCTCACCTCCGTAGGGGTGCGCTTAAAGACTTCCTGAAAATCATGCGATGGACAAATCGCTACTTTGACGATAGGTTTAATAAGACCCTACTTAGATACGAATTTGCTAACGGCTCATCAATAGAGTTCTTCTCAGCAGACGATGCTTCTAAACTGCGTGGTGCGAGACGTGACATCTTGTATATTAACGAGTGCAACAACGTTACGTTTGAGTCTTACAATGAGCTTGCTATCCGTACCAAGAGAGAGGTTTATTTGGACTTTAACCCTGCAAATGAGTTTTGGGTACACAAGGAACTAAAAGACGAACCTGACACGGACTTTATAATCTTAACCTACAAGGACAACGAGGCTTTAGATGAGTCTATAGTCACACAAATAGAAAAGAATCGTGACAAAGCAGCTACGAGTTCGTATTGGGCTAATTGGTGGCGAGTGTATGGTCTTGGCGAGGTAGGTAGCCTTGAGGGGGTGGTCTTTAACAATTGGAAAGAGATTGACACAATACCAAAAGAGGCGAAGCTGATAGGCATAGGATTGGACTTTGGGTACACGAATGACCCTACTGCAGCGATTGAGATTTACAATTATAACGGAACACGGATAATAAACGAATTAGTCTACCGCACAGGCATGGTCAACTCAGACATCGCTAAAATACTTCCGTCAGGCGTTATTATTTACGCTGATTCAAGTGAGCCTAAATCAATCGAAGAGATAAGACGTCAAGGCAAAACCATCAAAGGGGTTACCAAAGGAGCTGATTCGATTAACTACGGGATTGATGTAATGCAAAGGCAAGATTACTTAGTGACCAAGCAAAGCACAAACCTCATCAAAGAACTACGCTCCTATTGTTGGGATGTAGACAAACAAGGTCAACGCATGAGAAAGCCGATAGACCACTACAATCACGCTATTGATGCGCTAAGATACCATGAAATGGAAGCATTAGGACTAAAATCAAACTATGGACAGTACGCAATCAGATGAGTTGCCTAAAATGATTAGGGTAGTTGAGCAGTATATTCAAGATTCCACCGGGAAAAAGGTGCGCATTGTATTCAACGATGTGTTTAACGTGCGCAGACACACTCAAATGTTGGCTCAGGCTTATGCGTATGTGTTACAAAAAGACGGACAAAAAGTTAAATAATTATGGAAGTACAAATAAACGTACCATCAAACTTAAACGAGATACCACTAAAGCACTATCAGGACTTCTTGAAAGTGCAGCAGAACTCTACTGACGAAGAATTTGTAGCTCAAAAGATGGTAGAGATATTTTGCGGAATACGATTGACTGAGGTGGCTAAGATTAAACTCACTTCCTTGAATGAATTAATAGTGCATTTCACTACACTTTTTAGCACCGTGCCTAAATTCCAACCTACATTCAAGATTAAAGACGTTGAGTTTGGCTTTATTCCTGAGTTGGAAGAAATTAGCTTTGGTGAGTATGTAGATTTAGATTCTCATTTGCAGAGTTGGGATAACTTCCATAAGGCAATGGCTGTGCTTTACAGGCCTATTAAAACACGAAAGAAAGACAAGTACGATATACATGACTACGACCCTAACATCGGAGCGCAGGACTTAATGAAATTTGCACCCTTAGACGTTTGTATAGCAGCATCGCTTTTTTTTTGGACTTTAGAAAGCGACTTACTTCAAGCTACCCTGAACTATTTGGAGAAGGAAATGAAGAAGCAGACGAACCTATCGCAGACTTTAGCGAAACAACTCAATTTAGCAAACGATGGGGATGGTATCAGTCACTTTATGCAATCGCTCAAGGAGATATCACAAAATTTGACGAGGTTGCCAAATCACGACTTACTCGGTGTCTCACTTATCTCACCTTCGAGAAGCAAAAAAACGAAATTGAACAAAGACAACTCCAAAGACAACTAAGACGATGACAGGATTTTATAGGGTATTAGAGTTAATTAAATGGCATTTTGACAATGACCCTTTAGTGAACACTACAACGGAGGGAGACATCTTCGAGGTGGACTTAAACAAGCAGACTATCTTTCCGCTTGTCCACTTAATGACAAACAACGTGTCCTTTGAGACTAACGTAGTGCGTTATAACCTTTCGTTGATTGCTATGGACATCGTTGACATCAGCAAGAAGGCAACTACTGACGTTTATGTCGGCAACTCAAATGAACAAGACGTACTCAACACTCAGCTAGCTATCTTAAACCGCTGCTATGACATGATGTTACACGGCAACCTGTGGGATTTAGAGTTCGTAGTAGACGGCAATCCAACGTGCGAACCTTTTACTGAGCGATTCGAGAACTATCTTGCCGGGTGGACGATGACATTCGATGTTCTGATTCCTAACGAGATGACCATTTGCGAGACTGACGGCTACTCTCCGTTTTGCCCAAGTGCAGAGGTCAGAAACACGGATTCAAGCTACACAGCATCAGTTGTTAGCGGTGGCACTTTGGTATTACCTGACACAACTTTCAACGTACAAATAGACGGAACCCAAGTAGCTAGCTCTACTTACGCAACTTTAAGCAATCAAACAATAAATCTGACATGGCAGTAACTATTAACATACCATCACAAGTAAAAACCTACGCTAATTTAGCTGCATTCCCTGCCTCAGGGAGCTTAAAAACTATTTTCATAGCTGAGGACACTAACAAAACTTATCGTTGGACGGGCAGCGTTTACGTTGAGATTTCAGGAGCTGACTTTTCGGGTTATGTACCTACGTCAAGAACCCTAACAATAAACGGAACTACTCAGGATTTATCTGCAAATAGAACGTTCACGGTTCCTACTGATTTAACCATAGGCACTACACCGATATCTTCGGGTACAATAGGAAGAGTATTGTTTCAAGGTACGGGGAATGTGTTGCAGCAGAGTTCGTCTTTATTTTGGGACTCAACAAACAACCGCTTAGGGATTGGTACGAGTAGCCCCGCTCAATTCTTAGACATTCAAGGTACTTTAAATGGAGATGTAGTTGGTGTAAAATTGAGAAACACCGCTACAAATGGTTATACCGAAATCAATTGTTTTAACAATGCAGGCACTTCTAACGATAGAATGTATATGGGTATCGGTGGTACTGCCACAGGTGATGCCTTCCAAAATCGAGGTTACTTTTTTAGCGCAAGCAATTTAGATGGTATAAACTTTACGGCCAACAAAGCAACAACAGGCGATATTCGTTTTTTTACGGGTGGTGTAAACGAAAGGCTACGAATACACGGAAACGGCAACGTCCTAATAAACACAACAACCGATGCAGGCTTCCGTTTAGACGTCAATGGTACTGCGAGGGTGAGTGGTACACTAACGCTTAACAACACAAGCGGAACGAATAGAAGCACTCAATTAAGTACAAGCGGTTCATCGGACAACCTACCTTCCATCAGTTTCTATCCTGCAACGGGTACAAATGTTGGCCAATCATTTGACATCATCCCAAAAGGAACGGGTTATAGCAGTGGTATAAAAACCCAATTTGGAATTTGGGGAACTGACTTTATAGCGAACCAAACTAACTACGAACTATTGCTTGTAAGAGCAACGGGTAGTTCATACACTTTTGAAAGTTTTAAAGGTGGCGCGGGAGCGCATAGACCTATTTTATTTTCGGCAGGTGCTTCAAATCAATTGTGGGCATATACAAGCGGAAACATCGGCATCAACACCACCACAGACGCAGGCTTTAGACTTGACGTGAACGGGACTGCAAGGGTGAGTGGGGGAGTAACTTCAGGAGTTGCTTTGGTTGGTACTTGGTCAGTAAGTGCTTCTTATGCGAGATTTGGTCACAACCTATTTAATGGCGGAACTACATTTGGTTTTCTTCAACAACAAAATGGGGATTGCTTCATAAATGGACCGAGCAATTTTATTAGTGCTTCAAATAATAATATATTTGAAACCAACGGAGCTGAAAGAATGAGGATAACCTCATCAGGAAACGTGCTTATTGGCACAACAACAAATGGAGCTTCAAAACTTAGAGTAGTAGGATTACCAACCTCAAGCGCAGGACTTTCAGCAGGCGACATATGGAATGACGGAGGAACATTAAAAATAGTATAATAAATAAAAATATGAAAACACAACCAACACAAGGAGTAGCGATTGAACCAATTGTATACCCACTTAACGCAGGAACGGCAACGCAAATGTCCGTTTTAGTTCTTAACTTTACAACCGAAGCAACGACTTGCACAACGTATTGGCAGCTCCTAACTGAAGACGGACTACAACTTTCGCAAGGTAACTACACTTTGACTGAGGAAGAATTCGCAGCATGGGGTACTGACAACAACTACGTTAACGAGTGCGTTGCTCAAGCAATCGGAGTAACTTTAAAATAAAACATATGTTAACGCTATCAGAAAAACAAGTAAAGCAATTGGAATCGGTAATTAGTCAGATGCCTACAATGTGGGGTATTCAGATTATCAACATCCTAAACGCAAAGGACGAGGAAAACACGGATGCAGAAAGCGGAAGTTCAGAAGGAGTTAGAGAAGTTTAGAGACTATGTGATTGAAACGTCAAAGAAAAACCTTGTAAGGTTAAAGAAATCTGACGGCAAATTATACAAGTCACTACGAGGAACAGTAAAGACGATGCCAAATAGTATCTCCATCGAATTTATGATGGAGGACTATGGCATTTACCAAGATGCAGGTGTCAACGGACTAAAGAAAAATAGAGGTTCAAAGTATAGTTATCGCAAAGGAGTGCCAAATGCGAAGATGTTAAAGTCTTTAGATGTTTGGTTAAGACGAAAAGGTTTGTCTCCGAGAGATAGCTCAGGTAAATTCGTAAAGAGAACAAGCATGAAGTTTGCTCTTGCACGAAGCATCTTTAACAACGGCTTAAAAAAGAGCTTGTTTTTCACTAAGCCATTTGAAGCTGCCTATAAGAAACTACCTGAAGAACTCGTAGAAAAATACGGATTAGATGCGCTAAAATTATTCAACCAACAAGTAGACCAAATCATAAAACAAAATGGCTAACATAAATGCAAGGAGTCCATACATCGTAACGATAAACGAAACAGGACAAATAGAAACGAAATTAGAAATCTATCTTTGGAACGGCACAGGCTCAATGCCTGCCTCGCCTCAATACACGCTTTCTAAGCTCATTCCGTCATCAAACAATCCTGCAACTTACTACGATGTATCTCCGTTCATTAGAGAGTACATTTCACACGCATCTTTGCAAAGTATCACAACGATAATTACCGCAACTCCAAGTGCGCAATGGTGCAACGTAGGCTTAAAGCTATTCAAGAAAGTTACCACCTCATTCATTCAGGTAGGCTCAACTCAAACGCATTTTGGTTTGGATGGCTACGGACTATATTTAGACGGAGCAAACCCTGCTCTTGGAAACTACTTACTTAGCTCATCAACCTATACTTACAACTACGATTTCTCAGGAGAGTACGGATGGTTAACTTTGTACACAGGGAGTGGCAACTCGGTGAAATACACGAACCTTGCAACCGGTGGAAGCTCAACAACAGGATTGACTAACAACGTTTGGAGAGACATTCCTAGAGTACGCTCAGGATACGCTGCTGATGGCAACCGCTTAGAAATAATTGACGGCAGTTCTAATGTACTTTTTTCGGCTACGTTTGTACCAAAACAAGAATGTAAATACACACCTGTTCAGATTGACTTTGTAAACAAGTTTGGCGCATGGCAACGTGAGTGGTTTTTCAAAGCATCTTACAACGGATTGAACGTGGAAAACACTGAGTATAATTTGATGCCTGTTACCTACCCTTCATACGATACAAAAGAAGGTCAGAGAAAGGTCTTTAATGCTAACGGCAAGGAAACTATCCGAGTAAATACTGATTGGGTTTCTGAGAGCTTTAACGAGGTCATTAAACAAATCATGTTGAGCGAAAGAATCCTGATTGACAAGAAAGCCGCCAAGCTAAACACGAAATCCGTAGACCTAAAGAAATCTATCAACTCTTCTCTGATTAGCTACGAAATGGAATTTGAATACGCATTTGACACCATCAACTCAGTATCCTAATGAATAGAAGCGTAACAATATACATCGAAGGTCAGCGCATTGAACTCTTCAACGATGAGACTATCAACGTAACTTCGTCAATTCAAAACGTCAAAGATTTATCCTTAACCTACACGGACTTCTCGCAGGGGTTTACCGTGCCTGCAAGTGCACACAACAACGCTATCTTTGAGCATTGGTATCAATCAGATGTCAACGCAACTACTGACCCGAATCTACGCAAAGACGGATACATTGAGATAGACTTAGTAACCTTCCGCAAGGGCAAGATACAACTTGACGGAGCTGTAGTTTCAAACGGCAAACCATCAGCTTATAAAATCACTTTCTTTGGAGAGGGTGTAACGCTTAAAGATTTATTCGGAGAGGACTTGCTGTCTGATTTAGACTATACTGCATATTCCCACGAATATACCTCTGCTGCAGTTAAAGCGAGGATAGAAAACTCAACTAACACCTACGATGTAAAGTGGCCGCTAATCACGTCTAATCGAATTTGGCAGTATCAATCTACTACGGTAAACGCTCCGCTTCCAAATTGGTTAACAGCAACTCTAACAAATAACGATATTCATACCAATTCAGGTGCAATAGATAAAAACGAATTATTCCCTGCGCTTAGAGTTACTAAAATACTTGAGGCTATAGAAAACAAATACGGCATTACTTTTAAAGGAACGTTCTTAAACGATGAGCGATTTACAAAGTTGTTTTTATGGTTCAAAGGCAAAGAGAAATTTTATAATTCTTCAGCTCCGTATCAAATAGATTTTACAAGCGTTACTCCATCGTATACTACTTACGATTTAAGTTCCTATGTTAACCTTGCAAATAACACCGTAACCATTCAGTACATTGACCCGGATGTTATTTACCATCAGCTTGGTGTCTCAATAACTTCCGTGAGTACATCAGACCCGTATTACATTGACATTTATCAAAACGGAAACTTGTTTAATACAATTACAGGTTCAGGTGTTCAGGTTTATTTACTTGACATTATTTACAACACTATTGGTTTAAATTCAGTTTATAGCTTTGACATTAGAACTACAGGCGCAAATAACTTAGCATTATTTGTAGGTTATCAAGTAAACTATGTATCAGGAAGCACAACGGTAAACGATGATTTACTCATTTCGGCAAACAACGTAATAACAACATCAGGAATTAATTTATCAGCTAACGCTCCTCAAATAAAAGTAGGCGATTTCTTAAAGGGAATCATGCTCATGTTCAACATGACTATTTACTCACTTGTAGAAAACGAATATTGGCTTGAACCTTTAGACGATTGGTATAGCAAAGGCGCAGTTGTTGACATTACACAACACACGGACGTTACCACTATCGAAATGGAGCGCATGCCGTTGTACAAAAAGATTCAGTTTAAATTTGAAGACTCTGAGTGCTTTTTGAATAAATACTTTGCTCAAACATTCAATCGTAATTACGGAGATACAACTTATCAATACAATTACGATGGTGGCGAGTTCACAATTGACGTGCCATTTGAAAATCTACTCCAAACTAAATACAACGGAACGCAGCAACTGCAACTTGGCTACTCTTTAAATTCTTCTTTTTCTCCGTATATACCAAAGCCTGTGCTGCTTTATCAGTACGATAATCAAACTACTGATTTTAAATACAAAAACGATGGTGGCGGTCATTCAACAATCACTACATACACACCATTTGGTCAGGACTTGTTATTTAATACGGAAAACACTACGTTAAACTTTGCGCCTGAGACATCAACGCTTTTAAATACACCGGTTCAAAACACGCAGTTCAGTCAGTATTACTTCAGCTATTTGTACAACCTATACAACCTAAAGCAGCGATTGGTCAACGTAAAAACGAATCTTCCAACAAGCCTAATTACAAACTTGCAGCTCAACGATAGATTAGTAATCAGAGACAAGCGATATATCATCAACGAAATGCAGTCTAATCTAAATACAGGTGATGTAGACTTTCAGTTGTTACTTGATTTCAGACCGATTATAAACTCAACCGTACCGCAACCAAAGACATCTACTGCCGGTGGAGATGTAAACTATGCAGTCAATTTACCAAACGGAGCATATGAGGCGACTTTATCCTCAGAAAACTCAGATGTAACATTCTCAGTAAATCCTGTGGAGAGCTCGCAGATTATTCAAATAGGTATTCCTGCAGGTTCAGCAGGCACGGTTTATACAATTCGCATCACTTATAGTTATATAAATGGAACTTCTACTGAAGAATTCTTTAACATATTACAATGATACAACAAATAATCACCATGCTGCAGTTAGATGATTTCTACGGAAACACGGAAGCCATTGACATCGCCAAAGGAAAATACAAGCTACACACGTCTCTGAAGAAAGGAATCAAACAAGCAAAACGTGAACTCATAAACAAACGAAATGGCAGAGGTTAAAAATATTAAAATAAACGTAGACACTAAACAAGCTACACAGGCGATGGATGACCTCGCCAAAGCTACGCACGATGTCTCTGCAAGTTTTGAAGAAGTCTATGGTGATTTACAACCGCTTACTACCCGTATGGGAGAAGCTGAAGATAGGTTGTATGAATTAGCAAATGCAGGTCAAACCGCAACCAAAGAATATCAGGATTTATTAACCACCGTAGGAAACTATCGTAAGGTTCAGATTCAGACTGACATGGCTGTAGATGCTGCGGCAACTACAATGACACAAAAGCTAAGCGGTGCGCTTGGTGGGGCTACGGCAGGATTCCAACTTGTGCAGGGTGCAATGGGTGCTTTCGGTACGGAATCAGCTCAAGTAGAGGAGGCCTTACTTAAGGTTCAGTCAGCAATGGCTATTGCGGAAGGTGTCAAAGGATTCAAAGAGGCTATTCCATCTATCAAGGCATTTGGACTAGCTCTAAAAGGCGCAATTGGTGCAAGTGGTATTGGCTTACTTGTAATTGCTTTAGGAACTGTTGTAGCGTATTGGGATGACATCAAGGCTGCAGTAAGTGGAGTAAGCGAAGAACAAAGTAGACTCAACGCAAAGACGGACGCAAACGTACTAGCTCAGCAGGCTAAATACGAAGCTATCTCGGGTCAGGATAACATCTTAAAACTACAAGGTAAATCTGAGGAGGATATTTTAAAAATAAAATCCAAACAAATTGACGCAGTAATTAAGGCAACTGAAGCGCAGTTGATTCAACAAGAATCTACAAAGAAAGCGCAGGTAATGGCTGCGAGAAGGAACCGGGAAATACTAGAAGGTATTTTAAAGTTCTTGACTGCTCCATTGCAGTTGTTGTTAAAGACAGTTGATACCGTTGGTTCGGCATTAGGCAAAGATTTTAATTTAGAAAAAGGATTCAACAAGTCTATTACGAATTTAATTTTTGACCCTGAAGAAACTGCCAAAGAAGGTGATAAAACAATTGAAGAAACTAAAGCAAAGTTAGCCCAACTAAAAAACGAAGCAGCAGGATTTAAAATAGCCCTAGCTGAAATAGGTAAACCCGGAAAAGAAGTAGCGAAAAGCGTAAAAGACGATATTAAAACTTTCTTTATTGACCCTTCGGTACAGGCATTTGATGAGGCAGTTTTAGAACAAAATTGGTACGACGAAGAATTTTATAAGAAAAGCAGAGAAAGAGCTGCCGAGGAAATTGCCGAAATAGAAAAAGATAATCAGGCAATAGTTGATGCTCACGCAAGTGTTCAGCAGCAACTTTACGATGCAACTTCAGCAAGAATAAAATTAGAAGAAGAAGCAGAAGCAGAAAAACAACGCAAGTTTAAAGAGAATTTAAAAACCTCAGTTCAACTATCAATACAAGGCTTAAACCTTATTGCGAGTATTGCTGAAATGAATGCAGGTGAAGATGAGAAACGTCAAAGAACTGCGTTTAATATCCGTAAGGCTGCGAACATCGCATCTGCTACAATGGATGGTTATAACGCTGTTTTATCTACGTTTGCTGACACCAAAGGTGGTATTGTTTTAAAATCTATTGCAGCAAGTATTGCAGGTGGATTCGCAGCATTACAAATTGCAAGCATAGCTAAAACTCAATTTGAAGGTGGCGGTGGTTCTCCTAATAGTGTATCAATGCCAAGCGTAGGCGGAGGTGGAATGTCTCCATCGTTCAACGTAGTGGGCAACTCAGGTATGAATCAGCTTGCACAAATTCAGCAAACACCAATTCAAGCCTATGTAGTTTCAGGTGAGGTAACATCAGCACAGGCACTTGACCGCAATCGTGTCAAAAACGCAACATTGTAACAATTAAAAGTTGAATAGATATGAACGTAATTGAACTTATCATAGACGAAAAAGATGCACAAAGCGGAATTGATGCCGTGAGTGTAGTTGAATCTCCTGCCATTGAGGAAAACTTTGTAGCCCTAGCAAAACACGAAGTAGAGCTTAAAGAGGTTGACAAAGAAAAGCGTATCCTAATGGGAGCTGCTCTGATACCTAATAAAAAAATCTATCGTGTAAACGCAAAGAAAGAGGAATACTACATCTATTTTTCGGAGGACACGGTACGTCAGGCAATGGAGTTGTTCTTTAAAAACGGAAACCAATCTAACGCAACCTACGAACACAAAGACGCAGTCAAAGGAATGACCGTAGTAGAATCTTGGTTGATTGAGGATAGCGAAAAAGACAAGTCTAAGCTCTACGGATTCAGCTTACCAAAAGGAACATGGATGATTTCCATGAAGGTAGACAACGATGAGGTATGGCAAGATGTAAAAGCGGGCAAGGTTAAAGGCTTTTCAATTGAGGGTTACTTTGCTGATAAGTTAGAAATGTCTTTAGAGCAACAAAAGAAAAATGAAATTATTGAACAACTTAAAAACCTACTTAATGAGCAAATTTAAAACACCAAGCAAAGCAAGTCCAAGAGCAGGTAGCAAAAGAGGCTGCCTATGTGAAGACGAAACATACTCAACCAAGTGTTGTGATGGCAGTTTACAAGCTCAGGGCATCGGTAAAACTGCAGAGGTCAACGAGCCTGCTCCTACTCAAACTGAAGTGAACGGAGTGAGAACTATCGTGCGTCAAAACGGATAAAAACTTTTCTACATTTATTATATGTAAGTGCCTTTGCATACTTGATATGTAGGTGCACTCTAAAAAAGAAAGGGGATGCTTACTGCTCCCCTTTTTCGTATAAAAGACTATAATACTTTGTGCTATTACAAGTATTTAAAAAATCTTCTGACTCTATATAAATATCATCATTTTTAGCTAATTGATATCCTGCATCAACTCCATCAGTGTGAGCCGTCATTATCTGAAATTTTTCCATTTCTTTGGCATTTTGTTTTCTAATACTAAGTAGAGTTTGAAATTCATTTTTATCTATGAGTTTCATATCTAATTCAGCATCTAAATGCAACCATTCATCTATCAACCATTCTACTGCTGTCATTGTTGTTGTTGTTTAAATGTTATTTTATAGGGTTTGAATCTTTTAATGGTTTCTTATACTTCTTACCTCTTTGGTAAGCTGATTTAAGTTTTTGTTGTTCAGCTTCCTTAGCTTTTAAAAAAATATCATTGAATAAAAGTGGATTGCTGCTATACATATCTTGCAATTGTTTTGCAAAATTATTCTGAAGTTCTTGAATTAAGCACTCTACTGCTGTTTGTTTCATAACGTAATTTTTGACAAACATAATTGAAAAATACAACAAAGAAAAATACAATTAGTTTTTATTTATATAAACCAACTTATGAACACTACAAAATCAGTTTACGACAGATTATTTAAAGAAGAGGCTACTGAGCTTGCTTCCCACAAAGTTGAGTTAGGTGCTATTGACGATTTGCAAAACAAATTTAAAGCAATCGCAGCTAAAGCACCAAAACTTAAAGACCAAATTGTAAAACTCGCTTCAGAGCTTTCAGGTGTTGCAGGTGATTTGGGTAAATTACAATCTGACTTTGTTAAACTACAAGCAATGGCTAAAGAACTTGGTGCGGATAGTGTTGAGTTAACTGCTAAAACTCTTGCTGAAACTACAGGTAATTTTAGTTCTGATTGGGGTAAAGCAGCAACAAACATATCTAACGCTGCTAAAACAATTTAATAAATAAAAACAAATGAACGAAAAATCAATCTTAAACAAAGTCCGCACACTTTTAGGTTTAGAAGTGAAGTTGGAAACTATGCGCCTTTCGGACGGAGTATCTATGCTTGAAGCAGATGCTTTTGAAGCAGGTCAACCTGTGTTTATCCTAACGGAAGACGAACAACGTATCCCTGTTCCTGTAGGAGAATACGAATTAGAGGATATGCGTATCCTTGTAGTTATCGAAGAAGGTGTAATTGCCGAAGTTCGTGAAGCTGCAGAAGTGGAAGAAGAAGTAGAAGTAGAAGCTCCTGAAGTAGAAGAGGAAGTTGAGGCTGCTACTGAAACTGCTCCACAAGCTAAAAAAATCGTTGAGTCTATCGTTAAAGAATCTTTCTTTAGCGAAATCGAAGCACTTAAAAAAGAGAACGAAGAATTGAAAGCGAAACTTTCAGCACAAACTACTGAGGTTGCAGAAGAAGTTGCACCGGTAGAATTAAGCGAAGAGCCTAAGCCGATTTCTTTCAATCCTGAAAACACACAAGCTACTGACGTATTCAAGTTCGCTTCTAAAAGAAACGCAACTACTATGGATAGCGTATTATCAAGAATTTCAAACATTAAATAATTTAATAAAATGGCAACAACAACTTCAATTACTACTACTTACGCAGGCGAGTTCGCAGGTAAGTACATTGCTGCAGCTTTATTGTCTGCTCCAACCCTTGACAAAGGCGGTATCACTATCATGCCTAACGTTAAGTACAAACAAGTTATCAAACGTGTAGCTACTGATGGTATCATCAAGAACGCTACTTGTGATTTCGACCCTACGTCTACAATCACTTTGACTGAGCGTATCCTTCAACCTGAGTATTTCCAAGTTAACTTACAACTTTGTAAAACTGACTTCCGTTCAGATTGGGATGCTATCCAAATGGGTTACTCTGCATTTGATACCCTTCCTAAATCTTTCGCTGACTTCTTGATTGCACACGCTGCTGAGAAAGTTGCTGCAGGTATGGAAACTTCAATTTGGCAAGGTGTTAACGCTACTGCAGGTGAGTTCGCAGGTATCATGACACAATTGACTACTGATGCGTCTTTGCCATCAGGTCAAGAAGTTGCAGGTACTACCGTTACTGCCGCTAACGTAATCACTGAGCTTGGTAAAATCGTTGACGCTTGTCCTGCTGCTCTTTACGGAAAAGAAGACTTGACACTTTACGTTTCTTCTAACATCTATCGTGCTTATGTTCGTGCATTGGGTGGTTTCGCTGCTTCAGGTGTAGGTGCAAATGGTTACGACAACAAAGGTACAAACCAACAACTTGGTGATGTTTACTTTGATGGTGTTCGTGTATTCATGGCTAACGGTCTTGCTAACAACACTGCATTGTTGACTCAAAAATCTAACCTTTACTTTGCTACAGGTCTTTTGAATGACATGAACGAAGTTAAAGTATTAGACATGGGCGACCTTGATGGTTCACAAAATGTTCGTGTAATTCTCCGTTTTTCAGCAGATGCTAAATACGGCTTTGCTCAAGATGTTGTTACTTACGGAATCACAAACTCTGCTAACTAATCTTAGCTGAACTTAAATAATCGGGGAGGGGTATACGCTCCTCCCTTTTTTATAACATTTAAAATCTAAAAATATGTCTTGTGATTTAGCAAATGGTCGCTTAGAAGTATGTAAAGATGCCGTTGGTGGTATTGAAACGGTATACTTCATTAACTATGGTGACTTTAACCCTGAAGTAGACGTTGCCTATGTAGCCGGTACTGATACTATCGACACTATCGCCAACGTAACTTCCCTATACAAATACGAACTCAAAGGAACAAACTCTTTTGAGCAAGTTGTAACCTCTTCCCGTGAGAACGGAACTACATTCGTTGAGCAAACTTTAACAATGACTTTGAAAAAGCAAGATGCTACTACACACAAGTCGGTTAAATTGTTAGCTTACGGACGTCCACAAATTGTAGTTCGCAACCGCAACAACCAATTCTTCCTTATGGGTCTCGAGCATGGTGCCGAGTTGACTACTGCAAACGTGTCAAATGGTACTGCAATGGGCGACCTTAATGGTTACACTTTGACTTTCGTAGCTCAAGAAACTTTGCTTGCTAATCTTCTTGACTGCACATCTGAGGCAGGTCTTACAGGTTCAGCAGGTGATGTCTTTGGTGCAACAACTACTATTGTAACTGCTTAATCGTTTTCTTCATAGCGTGTGAGAAGGGTGGCTTTGGCTGCCCTTTTTGCTTTTAAAACAAAATACATTGCTGTTAGTTAATTTAATATGATTGTACTAACCACATCTACATCAGCTCAGACGTTTTCTTTTATCCCGAGAGATACACCTACCTCAATGGTTTTGACTGATGACCAAACAAACGTACCGGCTACAATAGCTATCACATCACAAACGTCAGGAAACTACGTTAACACAATCACCGCAGAATTTGATTTAATTGAAGGTCATTTTTATGACTTGGTATTGTACAAAAACACGGACATCGTTTACAAGGATAGAATCTTTTGTACTGACCAAAACATCGTTTCATTTTCCGTAAACAACGGAGAGTATACATCTAACACCACCACAAATACGTTCATAGTTTATGAGTAACAACGTACACGTCTTAAATCTATCGGCTTACACTACTCCTGTTATTCAGGAGAGCAAACGTGATGCTTGGGTAGATTACGGAGAAGACAACAATTACTACCAATTCCTATTGGATAGATACACGAACAGCACCACCAACAATGCAATCATCAACAACATTACACGTTTAATTTACGGACGTGGTTTGTCTGCAGTAGATGCTTCTCGTAAGCCTAATGAGTACGCTCAGGCTATGGCTATGTTCTCAAAAGAATGTTTACGCAAAATTGCTATTGACCGCAAGATGCTTGGTCAGTTCGCTATTCAAGTACACTACAACGACAAGCACGATAGAATCCTAAAGGCTTTCCATATGCCGGTGAACTTGTTGCGTGCTGAGAAATGCAATAAAGACGGAGAAATTGAAGCGTACTACTATTCGGACGATTGGACTGATGTAAAGAAATATCCACCTGTAAGAATCCCTGCTTACGGATATTCTAAAGATAAGATTGAGATTCTATTCTCAAAGCCTTACGCAGTTGGTATGAAGTATTACGCTTACCCTGACTATCAAGGTGCAGTTCCTTACGCACTATTGGAAGAGGAAATTGCTGATTACTTGATTAATGAGGTTCAAAACGGATTCTCAGGAACTAAGGTAGTCAACTTCAACAACGGAGTGCCTACTGAGGAGCAGCAATCTATCATCACAAACAAGGTTTTAAGCAAGCTGACAGGCTCTAAAGGTCAGAAAGTAATCGTAGCGTTCAATGACAACATGGACACGAAAACTACAGTAGACGATTTACCTTTAAACGATGCTCCTGAACACTACACATATTTAAGTGAGGAGTGTATGCGTAAAATCATGCTAGGCCACAACGTTACATCACCGCTACTTTTTGGTATTGCAGGCGCTAACGGATTTAGTTCTAACGCTGATGAGCTTCAAAACTCGTTTATCTTGTTTAACAACATGGTAATTAAACCGCTTCAGGACGAAATACTTGAAGCCTTAGACACTATTTTGTCTTACAACGGCATATCCCTCAATTTATTCTTTAAGACGCTTAAACCGCTTGAATTTACGGATTTAGAAAACGCTCAAAACCAAGAACAAGTAGCTGAAGAAACAGGAACTGAACTAAGCAAACACAATCACCTGAGTAAAGACGTTGCAAAAGCGTTGATTGAACTCGGTGAAGAGCCTGAAGCTAATTGGCTTCTAATAGACGAAGCACCTGTAGACTATGACTTGGACGATTCGGAGAATGAAATGCTCTCTAAAGACCTTAAAAAGAGCTTATTTTCAAAGTTAGTTGAGCTTGTAAGCACAGGCGATGCACGTCCTAACATCACATCACGACAAGATAAGGTAATTGACGGAATCAAGTTTATTACTCGCTATGTTTATCAAGGTGAGACCGGTGGTAAGAGTGGAAAGGCTAGAGACTTTTGTACTGAGATGATAGAAGCAAAAAAAATCTATCGCAAAGAGGATATCCAAAAAATGAGCAGTCAACAAGTGAACGCAGGATTTGGTCCTAGAGGCGCTGCTACTTATGACATTTGGTTGTACAAAGGCGGTGCAAATTGTCACCATAGATGGAACAAACAAGTCTATGCAACTTTCTCAGGTAAGGCATTGAACATAGGTAGCAAAGAATTAAAGCAAGTGGCAGTCCGTAAAGCTGAGAAATTAGGCTACGTTGTCAAGAATGAGGCTTTGGTTTCTACACGTCCTATTGACACACCAACGAGAGGTTACTTACCTAAAAACGATTAATAATGGCAACTGCACTACTTATAACACGAGACGATTTGGTGAGGTTTACTGCGGTGAATGGCAACGTAGATACTGACAAGTTCATTCAGTTCATTAAAATCGCTCAGGACATTCACATTCAAAACTACTTAGGCACTAAGTTACTTCAGAAGATACAGGCTGATATTATCGCAGGTACGCTTACCGGTAACTACGAAAACTTAGTTGAGACGTATGTAAAGCCTATGCTGATTCATTGGGCGATGGTTGAATACTTACCTTTCGCAGCTTACACAATCGCTAACAAAGGTGTCTATAAACATTCGTCTGAGAACTCTGAAAACGTAGAGAAAAACGAAGTAGATTTCTTGATTGAGAAAGAACGTCAGATTGCGCAGCACTACACGGAGCGTTTCATTGATTACATTGTATTTAGAAATGACTTGTTTCCTGAGTACACTACAAACTCTAACGGGGATATGTACCCTGATACAGCAAATAATTACACCGGGTGGTACATATGAAAACACGAACTAAGGTAGGAACTTACAAACCAAAAGAAGAAAACATTGAGAAACTCCGTGTTTTTCTAACTAAACTTATAAAAGATGGCAAATAGCAACGGATGGGGAGATGGCGCAGCGAACAACGCAATAGGTTGGGGTCAAGGCGCAAACAACGCAATTGCTTGGGGTGATTCTCACGCTAAATCTTGGGCAGGCGCTACTGACATTGTAGGTATTGATGCAGACGCTCAGGCGTTCATTACTGCTGCTGCTATAACTGACCCTATTCAGATTAACGCAATCAACACTTTGGTTGAAGGCATGAAGACTGACGGAATTTGGACTAAAATGAAAGCCATCTATCCGTTTGTTGGTGGAACTGCATCAACTCACAAATACAACCTTAAAGACCCTCGTGATTTAGATGCAGCTTTCAGATTAGTATTCAACGGAGGATGGACGCATTCAAGTAATGGTGCTACTCCTAATGGAACTAATGGATTTGCTGATACGAAGTTTAATAATCAAGGAAATTGGACTGCTACCTCAAATGGTTCAATTGGTGTTAATATAGCAACAAATCCAACTGCAGGAATTCAGTGTGATATGGGTTCAGGAAATGGTGCTGACGGTTCTAATTCATCAATAATTTATTCACGTTTTGTAGGAGATGTTTACTATGCGGGATTGAATTGTACGTCTGTAATTCTTGGAAATGCAAATACATCTTCAATAGGTTTGTTTGTAACTTCAAGACTAAACACAACCCAACATTCATTATACAAAAGAGGTTCAAGCACTATTAATAGCACCGCAACAAATGCTATTGGTGGAAATCCTAATAGAACTTTTTATATTGGAGCGGCAAATAGTACCGTAACAGGTAATGCCTCAAACTATTCAGATAGAAGATATAACTACAGTTTTATTGGTGATGGATTGACTCAAAGTGAAGTTGATTTATACTATGCAAGAATTACAACATTTAATACTGCTCTATCAAGATGATAACTTACAACACAAAAGATTTAACTGACATTGATGTAACAACCTTGGTCGGACTATTGACTGAGGTACAAAAAGACGAATTAGTCGGAGTTTACTACTCCGATGATTCTATCTACAACCCTATTCAGGACATCGACAACAATTGGGTCATCTCAGTAGAGGAGATGCTTTACACGACCAATCCTGATACGTTGTGGGTGAAAGACCTTGAGCTGATTGAGTACAAACCGAAACCATCACCAAGTCCGTTCTAATGAGACATAAAGATGCAATAGGTTCAATGTACTTCGTGTGTGGCTATGCTGCGTGTATGGCTCTTATATTCGAAGGAGAACACGTTTACCATAAATTACTCGCTGCGGCTTACGGCTTTTATTTAACGTGGCACATAGTAAATCAATATGAAAACTAAATCACTCTTACTCATTTCGATGGTGTCCGTGTTAGCACCCGTCAAACCGATGGTCTTAATGGCAATTGCTACTATCGTTCTTGATATGTTCTTTGGTATTTGGCGCAGCGTAAGAAAAAACGGATGGGCTTCAATACGCTCTCGTAGGCTTTCTAACACGATTTCTAAGAGCCTTTTGTATAGCGGAGCGATAGTATTTATCTTTTTACTAGAAAAGTACGTCCTAAGCGATTTATTGAGCTATTTTATCTCAGTTGACTTGGTGTTGACTAAAGCATTTACTGCGTTCTGCGTTTTCACGGAAGTTAAAAGCATCAACGAATCTTACTTCTCAGTTACCGGTATCAACGTTTGGGATAAGTTTATTGCCTTTGTTAAGCGTGGTAAAGAGCAAGTAGAAGAATTAAAATGACCCCACTCTACTGCTCACTATAGGTGAACACGGAGAATCCCCCTGTGGTACTGCTGCAGGGGTTTATTAATGTCTAAAAAATCTCCAAAATGAAATTAGATATATCCAAAATCAAACAGGTACGGCTCAAAGAAACTCAGTTCTTTGCAGAGGAAGCCGATAAGACACAAATTTACCTACACCATACAGCAGGAAGCGGCAACGCTGAGGCAGTCAGTCGCTATTGGAACGGCACAAGTGAACGCATAGCAACCGCATTTGTAGTTGGTCAAGATGGATTGATTGTGCAATGTTTTAGCTCAAAGCATTGGGCATGGCATTTGGGTATTGACCAAAAAGAATTTAGAGGACAAGGCGCACCCTACACTAACTTAAACAAAAGTTCGGTTGGTATTGAGGTTTGCAATTGGGGTTACTTGAAAGAAAAAGACGGAAAGTTTTACAACTACGTTGGCACTCGTGTACCGGAATCAATGGTAACTACTTTAGATGCACCATACAAAGGGTTTAAACATTGGTATAAATATACGGACGCTCAGATTGAAAGCACACGTCAACTGCTTGTGTACCTGTGTGAGACTTACGATATCCCTAAAACATACCGTCCTGAAATATTCAGCTTAGACATTGAGGCCTTCAAAAACACGAAAGGAATCTACACCCACAACTCAGTTCGTAAAGACAAGTCTGACATCTATCCGTGTCCGAGAATGATAGAAATGCTTAAAAACCTGTAATAATGAGAAGTTCGCTACTTATTTTGTCGCTAATATCTACTATACTTGCGACATCTTGCTCAGTAAATTACCACGTCCGTAAAGCCTTTGATAAGGGTTATCGTTGCGAGGTGGGTGGCGCTGATACAATCCGTATAACTTCGGTTGACTCAATTCCGTACGTTTTAAGAGATTCTATTGCTTGGAAGAAGGTATTAGTCCAAAAAGATACAATAGTGCGTTACAAGCGTTCTTTTGTGCCTCAAACGCGATTTGAGAAGCGTATTGAATACAAGTTAAAGCGAGATACCCTGCGAATGATTGAAAAAGTAGAGGTTGTTAAGTGGAAAACTGAGAAGAATAAAAACAAGAAACCGAACCTATGGTTGTTTATTATCGGCTTCATTGCAGGTTTTGCAGCTAAGTATTTAATGAAGTTTGCTAAAACTACAATATGAGGAAACACAACCGCTATCGCTTGAAGCAAGATGAAATAGAAATCATCGAACAATACCGGGCGATAAAAGAGGAGTCCAATTCAATGGGCTTAAACGATGCTGACGTAAAACACGGATGGCTAAAATCTAAGAAGGCTTCGCTTTTTTTTAAGAACCCAAACTACAAACCTGAAGAGGAGCAGAACTACGATAAAATTCGTGAGGCTATTCTAGATGATATCAAGAATCACAAGCCTGTTTACCCTACAATTAAACGGAATCCATCAACTGAAGGACATTTATTAGTAATAGACCCTGCTGATATCCACATAGGTAAGCTCTGCGATGCTTTTGAAGTAGGAGAGATATATAACAACCAAATTGCAGTACAACGTGTCTTAGAAGGTGTGCAAGGCATTTTAGACAAAGCAAGCGGATTTCAAATTGACAAGATACTATTTATAGGCGGCAACGATATCCTTCACATTGATACTCCCAAACGGACTACAACGTCAGGAACTCCACAGGATACTGACGGAATGTGGTACTCTAATTTCTTAATTGCTAAAAAACTCTATGTCGAAATTCTTGAAAAACTTATTGGGATTGCTGATGTTCATTTTACTTTCAATCCCTCAAATCACGATTATACTCACGGCTTCTTTCTTGCTGATGTTATTCAGACTTGGTTTAAAGATTGCAAGAACATTACTTTTGACTGCTCTATTGCACATCGAAAAGGCTTCCAATACGGAAAAAACCTTATCGGAACGACTCACGGAGATGGAGCGAAACATCAAGATTTACCTTTATTGATGGCAACTGAGTTCCCGGTAGAATGGTCTCAAACCAAACACCGATATGTTTATACGCATCACGTCCATCACAAAACCTCAAAAGATTACATCGGAGTTACCGTTGAATCGTTACGCTCACCATCAGGCACGGACTCTTGGCACCATAGAAACGGATACACAGGTGTTCCGAAAGCTGTTGAAGGCTTCCTGCATCACAAAGAATTTGGGCAGGTTGCACGTTTAACTCACATATTTTAGTATATTTGTGACATCCTAACCACTACTCCATAGCGTAAGAGCCTCCATTCGGGGGCTTTTTTGTTAAATCTATTATACCTAATCGGGTATATTCCGACTATAAAGTTGAATTTTTACACCCTAAAGGGTATTTAAACACACATTAAAGTGGTGTTTTGTACATTATATGATACTTTATGTCACAAAATCAGGGTAAAAATGTGACTATTTTGTAACAAAATAAGGGTAAAACCTTATACTCGAAAAAAAACTTTAAACATTTTGAAACTTTTTTGTTTATATATCGAATAAGTTTATATCTTTGTCTAAACTTTTAATTTAAACGCTATGAAAGAACACACAAAACTAATGCTTGTTGAAGAGGAGAAACTTTGGCAAGAATACAAAACCAAACGAGACACGCTTGGTATTGAACACAAAGAAACTCAACACGCTTTTGCTCTTTATAATTTAATGTTAAAACTTTTAAAAGATACGCTATGAAAAAACTGATTAAAGAATTTAGAATGTTAGACTCAGAAGAGCAAGCATTCTTTGGATACGGAGCTTTGGTGTTGCTAGGAGCAATGTTCTTGTTTTGGTTGGCTACTACGGTAAGACCGCCTGTTGTTGACCATCACACAACTGACTACCAAACGTATCAGGAAGCAAGCTACGAACTTTCGAAATCTTATTACAAATACGCAAATAGAATCTACAATGAAAAATACGGAAAATAAATATTACTTTGAGTCGCTATCTGAGAACATTAGCGCACAAATATTAGAGGTAGAATGCTACGACCTCAACACGGACGAAAAAGTAGCTACAATTGAACTAAAATATATTTACGATGGATACGACGAAGAATGGAAAGTGGAATCAAGTGAATTCCATACCAACCCAACTATCAAAGAAATCAGTGAGCTTATCGAAGAACTTAAATTTAGAGCAAGTGACGAGTTCCATGAGTTCTGCTACGAGTGCTCAATGTACGAGGAGTTCAACGAGGATAAATGGTTTATTTAACAGGCAACAAATGGAGCATTTTTGGACTAATTTTAACTACGATTTATATAACCGCATTTGCGAAATCAAATACTCAGAGCTATGAGATTTAAACTTACATACGAAATAGGACTTGCCGTAGTTCAGGAATGGATATTCACTTCAAAGAGTTTAGCTTATTGGAAGAAAATGGACTTGATAGAATCAGGCAGATACAACGACGGACGATTTAAAGTAACACCGCTATGACACCAAAAGAAAAAGCAATAGAGTTAGTAGAGGAATTTGCATCCGTTTTAATGCACGATGAGGTTTATGAAGAATCCATTAAGTGCGCATTGATTGCAGTTGATAAAGTAATTGAATCTTTACACGAGCACCATTGGCAAAATAGACTAATAATAAATTATTGGGAAGAAGTAAAACACGAAATCGAAAAGCTATGAACATAGAACAAGTAAAACAATACATTGAACAGGAAGAATTAAACGGACGCAGCAGAGAGCAGTTTTACGTCTTTAGGAGGCATTATCTTTCTTATGCTTTGTACCGAACTCAGGAACTAACCTTGAGCGAAATAGGCAGGGTGTTTAACCGGGACCATTCAACCGTATTACATTCGATACGAAAACACGAAGAACTAAAGAACGATAGATTGTATCAAAAGATGATAGAAGACTGCGTACAACTGATGTCAGAGCCGTTGACGTTCACTAGGCAAAAACGTAATATATTTGAGGATATAGCTAAAGCTACAAACTACGAAAAACTACGCAGAGTTAGACGTTGGCTAAATGAGGGTAGATATGACCATCAAAATACTTTTCAACAATCGGAACAAAATGCAAGTTAGATAGTTATATTTGTACATGGTTCGCTCTCACAACATAGAACCTTAAGGTATTATTGACCCTTGTAATGAAGTAGATGTGAGAGCCTACGGATTTGCGAGGGTTTTTTTATTACTAAAAATTACAAAATGATTGAAATTAAAAATGATTGGTACTTAATCAAAGCAGAAAGGTCTGAATTTAAAGAAAATGGCAATGTTTATATTATTGCTAATTATTCAAATGGATTAGAAGAGCGTTCAAGACGTTTTATAATTGGTTCGTTTATTCCAACAATGATTAATTATGAGCAAGGAACTACCATTTTTTAAGTTTAACGCTACTGAGTGGATAACCGGTAACATTAGTTACGAGCCATTTGAATTGCAAGGTGCATTTATTAGTGTGTGCGCAGAGTATTGGAATAGGAATAATAACCTAACAATTGACGAAGCAAAGCTACGCTTAAGGCATGCTACAATAGTTGATTTATTGATTGAAAAAAGTTATTTAAAGACGAAAAAAAATAAAATAGTTATTTCGTTTTTGGATAAAGAACGTGAGGATATTGAATCTAAACGATTGAAACTCAGTGAATCAGGACGTAAGGGTGGCTTAAGCAGGGCTAAAGCATCGCTAAAGCAAGGCTCAAGCATTAAAGAAGTAGATAAAGATAAAGAATATAATATAGCTGAACGCAAACAAAAGTTTGCTTCTAATTTAACTTCTTTTATAGATGTCTATGGTAAGCAAATGATTAGAGACTTTTATGACTATTGGACTGAACACGGAGAGAAAGATAAAAAAATGCGTTACGAAAAGGAAACAAGTTTTAACTTAGATGCCCGTTTGAATCGTTGGAATAAAAACGTACAAGAACGTAACAAGCCAAAGTTTAACGCACCTACAACAATTATCGACTAATGTATAAAAGACTAACAGACCTAAATTCCGAAATGTTTGCTGTACGTCAACAGGCAGATGTTAAAGGTAAATCAATCGGTTGGGATTGGGATATGCTTCCGTTTACAATCAAAGAAGGAGCTACAACTTACATAGGCGCAGCACCTGCATCAGGAAAGACGGAACTATGGTTTGAATTTCTTATAAACCTATCATGTTTACACGGTTGGAATCACGTAGTATTTTCGCCTGAGACCGGAAGCAGCGCAGAGATATTTGCAGAGCTTTGCTACAAATACATAGGTAAGCCATACGTTCAAGGCAAAAACTCAATGACTAACAGCGAGCAGGTAAGTGCTGAGATGTTTATAAATGAGCATTTTATTGTTATAGACCCTATTGATGAGGATTTAACTATCACAAAATTCTACCAACTTGTAGACGAAATTGAACGAAAAGAGCAAATTACTATTCATACTACAACTATTGACCCGTGGAACGAGCTTACTGAGGAATTTATTCCTGCTGATTTAGGACGTGAAGATAAATACTTGAGCAGGATTCTTGGTTTAGTTCGTAAGAACGCACGAAAAACAGGTAGACACAATTGCGTTATTAACCATGTTAGAGACCAACCAATGGTCAGCGCTAAAACAATAGCAGGAACTGACATAAGTTATTTTCCTATGCCAAGTGCTCGAGATTTTGCAGGCGGTCAGGTATGGTTTAGAAAAGGTTTAAGCGTGTTAATTCCATGGCGTCCACCTTACGGACTTGGAGATGCAGACGGGGTAGGAGCAGAAAAAAACGAAGTGCATTTGAAAGTAGCTAAAAGCAAGCCAAAAGGCGTATCAAAAAACGGAGTTTACAAAATGTTTTTAGACGTTGACCGGTATCAGTATTACATGCTTGACTTTAAAGGCAAACGTGTTTATGCAAACCGAGGCACAACATACAAAAAAGAAAGTCAGGTAAAAATACCTCAAGATGGAATATTATCAACATCGGAGAAACTCCGTAATTTAGCAAACCAAAACCCTTTCTAATGGACATAGGACTACAAAAAATAAAGACAGGAGCAAACCTTTGGAGTATAAAAAAACGAATCCAAAACGCTAGGGAGCAAATACTAAAAACAAGGCCTGAAGCAACTGACTACATCAAAGGCGCAGAGCAAAGCGAACAAGAGCTATTAGAGGCAATCAGCTTTCTTACAAACCTATACGAACACGCAGTAGCGATAAGCCGAGAGAATACAATTTTAGCTAATCGAAACATGGAGCAAACACGAATAATACACGAATTAGAAAACCAAATCAAGTACAATAAAATAGAAAACGAGTTATGACAAAGACAAAAAAATTAGTAGCATTGACTGCTTTCCTGCCTGTATTGGCAGATTTCATTGAAGATTTAAACGACCAATACGTTTTTAAACGTTCACTTAAGCGCAAGGCAAATATTCTCGCTGAGGAAATCCAACGAGTAGACCGGGAAATCCTACGAATAGACGGAGAGAACGCAGGTAAGATATTTGACGAGCAGATTCAGTTGCAGATTTTGTTTCGCCAATGGATTGAGGAAGTAATTGAACTTGACTGATGCGCTGCAAGAACTGCAAGGAGAAGTTTGAGCCTATCCGCTTTAATCATAAATACTGCCTGAAAGACGAGTGTGTCCGTGCTTTCGTAGCTGAAGCCAAAGAGAAACAATGGAAGCAGACTAAAACACGAATGAAAGCCGACCTCAAGACAACATCAGATTGGTTAAAAGAAGCACAGGTAGTGTTCAACAAGTACATAAGAGAGCGAGACAAAGGATTGAACTGCATAAGCTGCAACAAACCGCCACTTAAAAAAAACTGCGGACACTACTACTCTCAAGGAGGTCACTCAAATGTCAGGTTTGATGAGGACAACTGCCACTTACAATGCGAGCATTGCAATACTTATTTAAGCGGAAACCTACTAAACTATCAAATCGGTATAGAAAAACGAATAGGAGCGCAAAGATTGATTGAATTGCAAGGCAGAGCGCATTTAGAAAAGCGATGGTCAGTAGACGAACTGAAAGAACTGATAAAAAAATATAAAAAAAAGATTGCAGAATTAAAATAAGTATTATATTTGCATATAACAAAAACGCAACGCTATGAAATTAACTAACGAATTTATCCAAAACAACAAAGTAAATAACAACTTTCAAAAAGTAGTTAAGTATTTTGGAGATGTAAATGTTATCATTACTACAATTACGGAAACACGCATTAACTACAGAATTTTAGGAGCTGCTCAAGGTAAAGGAAGATTTAACAGTGCTAACGGTTGGTTTAAAAATGACGAAACAAGAACTCAATGGTATTTAGATAATAGAATAATTAAATAATTAAAAACAAAAATCCCACAGTATTCGTACAGGGTTGACGGCTCGGAAAGACGAGCATTTTTTTAAAACAAAATAATTAAACGCTATGAAGAATTTATTTAAATCGTTGGCAATGTTCCAACAAGAAGTGCCTGTCATTCACAAGGCAACACAAGGTTACGGATACTCTTATGCAGACCTTCCGAAAATCTTTGAGGTAATCAATCCGCTACTAAAAAAACACGGACTTGGATTTACTCAAACCCTACACACCAAAGACGATGTCAATTACATTGCTACGATGGTATTCCATGTTGAATCAGGTGAAAACTTAGAAAGCCTTGTTGCCATCCCTTACGTTCAATTAAAGGGTATGAATGACTTTCAGTCTTTCGGTTCAGGTGTAACGTATTACCGCAGATATGCACTCAGCTCTGCCCTTGGTTTAGTAACTGACAAAGACACGGACGCATCAGGTGAGCAAGTAAAGACGGAGAAGAAACTTCCTGCAATTGACCAAAAGCGATTCAGTGCAGCAGTACAAGCCATTGCTAAAGGTGAGTATACTCGTGAAAAGCTCGAATCATCGTTTGCATTAACTGAAGGTCAAACCGATATGCTTAACGCACTATGAAAACTCTCAAGATTCGGTGTTCTGCCATTGGTAAAATAATGGCAACACCTCGCTCTAAAAGCGAACTACTAAGCCAAACTGCAAAGACTTACATCCACGAACTTGTGCTGCAAGAGAAATACGGCATCAAGAAGGAGTTTTCAAGCCGTTACACGGACAAAGGCAATGCAGTTGAAGATGAGTCTATCTCGTTGGTCAATGATGTCTTAGATGTAAAATTTATCTACAAGAATGAAGAGTCTTTTGAGAACGATTGGATAACAGGCACACCTGACGTAAACACGGAGGATGTATTGTTAGACGTTAAAAGCTCTTGGGATGCTACTACCTTTCCGTTTTTTGATACT